GATTGATTGCATTGTCTTTTATCAGCTTTGGCGCAGGTTCCGCTTTGGCTGGTGTCGGTGCAGCAGGTGGTCTTTTTGGCGGTGCTGCTGCTGCTGGAGCCACCTTGCCATTTTTAAGCACCGCCTTGTTCGGAATTGGCGCCAGCCTTGTGTTGGGTGGCATCGCGCAAATGCTGTCACCTGCTCCAACGTTCTCTGGCTTTGAACGTGGCAAGGAAGCAGCACGCCTCGAGTCCTTTAATTTCTCAGGCATCACCAACACGGTGCAGCAGGGAATGCCCGTTCCCATTTGCTATGGTCGCTGCTTCATCGGTTCTGCCGTGATCAGCAGCGGGCTTGACGTGGATCAACTGATATGACATCAATCCAAGGCTCTGGTGGCGGCGGTGGCGGCGGTTGCTTTTTTGGCGATACGTTGGTGCGGGTGCCTGATGGCACATGCCGGATTGATGAGCTGAAGCCTGGCAGCTTGGTGCTGAGCTTTGACGATCAGGGCCAATTGCACCAGGCCACGGTGCTCAAGGTCCATGAGCACGAAGGCGAGCGCGTTGTGCGCTACCGCATGTGGGGCGGTGCAGTGCTGGATGCCACACCGAACCACTGGGTGCTGAACCAGTTCAACGCCTTTGTGGAGATTGGCACGCTGGGTGCTGATGATTGCTTGGTGGATGAAAACGGCCACCTGCGCCCGATCGTAGATCGCGCTGAGCTTTGCGCCGGCACGGTCTACAACTTGACGGTAGAAGGCCACCATACCTTCATCGCTGGCGGCATCCGGGTCCATAATGCTGGCCTTGGGTTGGGCATCGCTGGCTCTGGCGGCGGTGGCGGTGGTAAAGGTGGTGGTGGCGGCAGCTACGTCGCCACAGAATCCGATGATTCGCTTCAGTCAGTCCAATACGGCAATGTCCTGGACCTGCTCAGTGAAGGCGAAATAGAAGGCATTGAAGGCGGTGCCAAAGGTATCTACCTTGATGGGACACCAATTCAAAGTGCTGCTGGCACCGATAACTTCACTGGCTACACGCTTGTAACACGCAATGGTACGCAAGCGCAAGCGTATATCCCAAACACAAATGGAACAGAACTTGAGAAGGGAGTTAATGTAGAGGCATCGTTTACGTCAGCAGTTACTAGGACAATCACTGACGTTGATGTTGATCGCGTGCGCGTTACGGTGCAGATGCCAGCGTGCCGGACCATTGAAACCAACGGTGACATCACGGGCAACAGCGTCCAGATTGAAATCCAGGTTCAATACAACGGCGGTGGATTTACTGCTGCTGTTGCCGATACGATCAGCGGCAAGACAACCAACAGCTACCAGCGTGATTACATCCTGACGTTGAGCGGTGCGTTTCCGGTTGACATCCGACTGAAGCGGATCTCGGCTGATGCAATCAGCGCACGCAGTCAAAACAAAACCTTCTTCTACAGCTACACAGAAATCATCGACGAAAAGCTGCGCTATCCCAACAGCGCACTAGCGTTCCTGCGGTTTGACAGCCGGCAATTTAGCAACATCCCTGCCCGCAAATACTTGGTGCGTGGCATCAAGATCCAACTGCCAAGTAATGCCACCGTTGACACCACAACTTACCTTGGCCGCGTCACCTATGCAGGCGTCTGGGATGGTACGTTTGGCGCCGCAACATGGTGCGCGGATCCAGCCTGGTGCCTGTGGGATCTGCTGACCAACACCCGCTATGGCGCCGCGATACCAATCAGCAGCCTTGATCGGTACGATTTCTTTACGATCAGTCAATACTGCAATACTTTGGTCAGCGATGGCAGGGGCGGCCAGGAGCCACGGTTCCTTTGCAACCTCATGCTCAATAGCCGCAGTGAGGTTTACAACGTCATTCAAGAGTTCACGGCATTGTTCCGTGGGATTGTTTACTACGGCGCTGGCACCTTGGTGGTTGCTCAAGACAAACCATCTGATCCGCAATACGTCATTACAGCAGCCAACGTAATTGATGGCATCTTTAACTATTCAGGCACATCACAGAAAGCGCGTGCCAGTACGGCAACGATTGGCTACCAGACCTATGAAGGCTTGGGCGAGGTTGAATTTGAATACGTTGAGGACGCATCGGCGATCGCTAAGTACGGCATCATCAACCGTGATGTGAAGCTGATCGGTTGCTACAGCCAAGGCCAAGCGCATCGTGCTGGCAAGTGGATGCTGCTGAGCGAGCAGAACCTCACGGAGACGGTCACCTTTGCGGTGTCAATCGACAGCGGGATCGTGCTGCGGCCTGGCATGGTGGTAAACGTTGCAGACCCACTGAAGGCCGGCTCACGGCGCGGTGGTCGCATCACTAGCGCAACGACAACAGCCGTCACGATCGACAGCATTGAAAGCCTTAGCGTCACGGTGGCAAACAGCGCCACGCTTAAGGTGATGATGCCAACCGGACTGGTTGAGACGCGCAACATTAGCACTATTGTTGGCCGTGTTGTAACTGTTACATCAGCATTCAGTGAAGCGCCTAATGCGCAATCAATATGGCTCATCGAAACATCTGACGTTGAACTGCAAACGTTCCGTGTTATTACTGTTGCAGAATCTGATCCCGGTGTGTTTGGTGTAACTGCACTGGCGTACAATGAAACTATTTACACCTCAATTGAAAGCGACTTAAAGGTCACACCGCGTGACATCACAAGCCTTAGCACTCATCCAGAACCGGTAAGCAGCATCAGTGGCGTTGAGTTTCTATATGAAAGTGGCCAAAGTGTATTGACTGGTTATGACCTAAGCTGGATTAGTCCAGTGCAAAATACTGCTAGCTTCCGCGTTCAGCATCGTCTAGACAATAGTAACTGGATTACAACAGAAACAACATCGCCATCATTGCGGATCGGCGATCTTCAGGCTGGTACGTTGCAGGTGCAAATCCAAGCATTAAATAGCCTTGGCAATGCCAGTGTTATATCACCTGCTACGTTTACCTTAATTGGTAAGACTGCCGTTCCAGGTAATGTAGAAAACTTAAGCATTGAAGCAATCAGCGCCAACAGCGCACGGTTACGTTGGGATAAAACGCGGGATCTTGATGTTAGAACGGGTGGCCTTATCAAGATTAGGCACAGCTCAAAAACTGATGGCTCGGCAGACTGGACCGATTCTATCGACTTGATCCCAGCTAAATCTGGCACGCAGACTGAAGCAATCGTCCCGCTGCTGGAAGGTGAAATCCTGGTTAAATTTCAAGATGATGGCGGCAGGCAATCAACTGATGCAACAAGCGTTATCGTTGACCTACCAGAAGCGTTAGGTGCGCTGCCAATTGTAAGTCGCCGTGAAGATCAAGACAGCCCGCCATTTCAAGGCACCAAAACAAATGTCTTCTATACCGAAGAATTTGATGCACTAGCTTTAAATGGAATTGGCCTTGTTGATGAAATTGTTGATTTTGATTTGATTCCAGCGTTTGACTATCTTGAGAATACATGGCCAGAAGGTAATTATGTATTTGCGAATACGCTTGACCTTGGCGCAGTATTCAGCCTTGACTTGAGTCGCTACTTTGTCACCCGTGGCTTCTTCCCCAATGACTTGGTTGACAGTCGCACAGGCGAAGTTGACTTTTGGTCTGACTTTGATGGTGCCGTCAACGACTCGGTTAACTCCGTTCTGTATTTGCGGCGCACAAATGACGACCCATCCGGCACGCCAACATGGAGCGCGTATCAACCGTTTGTAACTGGTACGTTTCTGGCGCGAGGATTTCAGTTTAAGGCCGTCTTGCAATCAGGTGATCCGGCAGAAAACATCCTGATTGATGAACTCGGCTACGATGCTACGTTCCAGCGGCGCACTGAGCAAAGCAACGGCAACATCGCCAGTGGTGCTGCCGCCATGACGATAACCTTCGAGAAGGCATTCTTCACTGGTACAGCGGCGATTGGCGGCGTCAATGCCTACCTGCCAAGCATCGGCATCACAGCGCAGAACATGGCAACAGGCGATTTCTTCACGCTTGGCACCGTGACCGGCACCACCTTCCAGGTCACCTTCCGCAATGCTGCTGGTACGGCCATCGACCGTAACTTCACCTACACCGCAGTCGGTTATGGACGTGGGGTGTAGAATGGTGCGACAATCACAGGCTTAACTTGTGGCCACGCACGACTACGTTATTGCCAACGGTACTGGCGCCGCTGTTAGGTCTGACCTAAACGGTGCCCTGGCCGCGATCGTCAGCAATAACAGCAGCGCCACTCAACCGGCGACGATGTATGCCTACCAGTGGTGGGCTGACACCACGACCGGTCTGCTGAAGATCTGCAACTCAGCCAACAGCGCATGGGTGACGCTGTTTCAGCTTGACGGCGAGTGGAGCACGCTACCAATTGAAAACGGCACGGCTGCTGCGCCATCAATTTATTTCAAGGACAGC